AAATCGAAGGGGCAGGGTTCGAACCTGCAAAGTGACAGGGTTTAGTCTATTGCTAAGTCTAAGCCTTGCTCATTTTAACTTGTTAAAGAATTACTTATCTTCAATCGGTTCTTCGCTTTTGTGTGTAAAGATGTAATCCACAAGGGTCTGACCTACTGTGGACATTCCCACAATAACAATTCCGTTAGCATCTTCCCTTGCCTTTTTGACGGCATCTTGTAACCGCTCAATACGACCAATTATTTTGTCCTTGGTTACTTTGGGAACAGCACCGGACATATGAACCGTACTCCAATGACCAACGATTTTGTCTTCGGTAAACATTTCAGTCTGCGCCGGATGCTCTGGCGTGGCCGGATATTTCACTACAACCTTCGGTAGTTTTTGCGTTCTTGTAGTTTCTTCCGGCATCGTCGCCCAACAACCACGTTTCTGGTCCCACATCCATTCCTTATCAACAGGCAAAACGGGCAAAGATTTTGCGAAGGTCAGCAAATCAACGAGTTGCTTATCAAAGAAAAGCAGAACAGTCACGGGAACGTTGGACAGTACGTTTTTGCCATTAATGACAACATTTGCTTTGGCATTTTGGTTGGCCGTCTCTTGTGTTACCACGGCATTGTAGTATTCGTTCATCCTGCTAATTACCTTCGTGATAACTACATCGGCATGAAGTGGTACTACTCTGCTCTCGGATGGCAGCTTTTCACCCGCTTCATCCAAGGGTTTGTACGCTCTGGTAAGTCCCTTGAGTTTGTCTCCTTCCCAACAACGGTAGGCGTCCGTAAGGGTCTTCACAGCCCTTGCCTTTCTACCTTGTACTATGGCGATTACTTGGTTGAGTTTCATTTTTCGTCCTTTCTCTTACTTTTATGGGTTTATTTTACTTAATCTATATATAGTATAAGCTATTCATTCTACTTTTCTACGATTATTTTTTAATTTTCTTGAATTATTTCGTAACACGCCGCTACTACACCCGCAAACTTGCAGTCATAGAAATTATCACGGAATGCTTCTATCATTCGGAAAGCACGGGCGTTGCTTGTTTTTAATAATACGCTCTTACCATAACCTAATATCATCCAGCGAATTTGTTCAGGGTCTTCGTTTTCCAACTTTTTCAAGATGGGTGCTATGTCCCGCCATTTGGTTTTTATATTCATTAATCGGCGTGCTATTTCGATGGTGGCTGTCTTTAATGACGCCTTCTCAATAGCTTTCAGTTGTTCCTTTTCACCGTCTAACAAGTACACTTTGTCTAATACTTGCAGTGCCTCACGTGCGGAGCCACCAGAGTATTTTACTATTTTTAAGATGACTTTTTTGCTAACCGATATTTTTTCCTTCTTACAAACACGCACAAGAATGCGTCTTATTTGTAAATCGGCAATCGGATTCAACTTGATTTTCAAGCACCGTTGTTTTATGCCTCCTATCAATCTTTCCGGTTCAGTAGTAGCAAGCATGAAGTACACATGTTCAGGTGGGTCTTCGAGTAATTTAAGCATGGCATTTTGTGCATCATTAGTGGCCTTATGTACTTCGTCGAGCAACCAAACGCGGGTGTCACCATACATAGGTGCTTGTCCCATCACACTTCGTATTTCTCTTACGCCATCTATACCACGAACGTCAGCGGAATTCATTTCCACAAAATCGTCGCCACTGCATTTTAAGCACCGCACCACAATGCGTGCCAATGTCGTCTTCCCCGTACCGTAGGGGCCATGAAACAAGATGGCGTGGGGTATAGTATCGGTTTCGAGCTTCTTTTGTAGTGTAGTGACGGCATCTTCTTGTCCTAACAAATTATTAAATGTTTGAGGTCGTGATTTCTGGTAAAGTTCCTTCATAACGTTTCTCCTGTAAAGGGAAATGTACAGCCCATTCGTTGTATACTATTACATTGTGTTTATTAAGTAGCCTCTTCACCGCTCTTTTTGCGAACATTTTCTCACAACATTTGCGGTTTCTTCGTTTTTCCCTACTTTTCTTAGACATTATATTCCGATTTTTCGTACCAACTGCCGTCTACTGGCGTTACTTCTACTTCCACCCGCATCGGTGTTATTATCCAAGGCCAATGTTTCTTCAACTGCCTTGTAATTACATCTAATGCTATCTCAATATAATTCTCCAATTCTTTTTCGGGCACATCGGCAACTGCATCGTCGTGTATCTGTCCGATGAGTTTAGTTTTCATCTTGTACTTTCTAAGTGATTGGTTAATCCTTATCAAACACCATAGTAGGCAGTGAAAAGCCGTGCCTTGGATGGGGTAGCAAATACAATCCTTTCGATTAATATATCCACTCACAACAAATCCCGTGAGCATCCGAAAATAACCCTTCTCCCTGTAATCATCCCCCCACTCATCTTTCCAGTCTTGATAAACACAAAAACGATTATTCCAAAAGTCTTCTTCTACATCCTTTAAGTGAGCCTCGAATGATTTGGGGTCTATATCTTTAGGGTCGTGAGTACCTAATGACGTTATGTTTTGTCGTTCCAACCACTTCCTTAATGGCATTCCTTTAGCCGTTTTCAAATTCATTATATTCATAGCACGCCATAGACTACGAGCGCAACTCATCCACCAATCACCATAAAATTGTGGGAAGACGAACATATTCTTACCGCAGTAGCGTATCGAATCCGTCATTAATTTTTTAGGTAACATATAAATCTGCTGAGCCATATCAGTATGTATTTTACCTGGATCTGTCCTTATGTAGTCCAACATAGTCGGGTCTTTGTGATACCAACTGGCGGCGTTTACTTCGCTGCCTTTGAAGTCTATGTCTACTATACAATGTCCTGGCCGGGGGATGATGGCACGACGTATTAATTTCTTAATTAACAGATCGCGCATAGGCATATTCGTGAAATTAGGATGGTCGCTTTGCCCCCTAAAAGTTCTGACTAAGTGTAAGTTAAAGTTAGGGTGAATGTAACCGTCTACAACTTCACGTAGTATACTGGCGAGAAACGTATTTTTGGCATTCTTTAATTTCGCACGCTGTAGATACTTTTTGGTAAAAGTAATGCCGAGGTCTTCCAAAGCATTTTCGTCTGCACTTTGTCTTGTCTTTCCCTTAGTATAGGTTTCACAAGGCATTTTCATAACGTTAAAGAGTATATCAGCTAACTGAGTACGGCTACCCATATTGGTCTTATTATGATATGTCTTCTTCCATTGCTCGTAGATTTTATCCTGTTGTAATTCTCCGGTTAATTGGTCTATTCGTCTTTGTATTTTCTTTTGAGTTCGTATTATGTAATCCACGTCCACATGAATGCCGTTACGTTCCATTTCAGCCATAACCAATGAGCCGTCGTGTAATAACTTATACGCATCTGATGTAGTGGCTTTAACTTTCATACAACTTCAAACCTCCCGTTTTTGTATCATCGCTACTTTATATGCTAACAAAGCATCCATACCGTTATATACCAACAAATCCTTCAACGGTATTTCCTTTATTCTATTTATTTTTTGATTTTTACTCGTCTTTAAGTATGGTTCTATATGCTTGTCATACGGTGCTTGTCCTAACTGAACGAACGATTGAAATTTCAATCCTGTTATGCCTTGTATATGATGTAAAACGTGAGCAGCCAACATCGTATCCCAATCCCAACTCTGCACACGATGTCCTAAAAAGTGCCTTGTCCATCTCTCTTCAAATTTTAGGTTACTTGCTATTTTAGGTAATCGGCTCTTGAGTAATATACTGGTAGCCAATATAGCATCATCTACCCAAGGGTAGGCGTAGGCACGTTTGCCGTCGGACACAGCACAACTTATTATTTCCGCACCTTCATATTCTGGTTTAAGGCAAGTCGCTTCATAATCAAATGCTACTGCATTGTGGAAACCTTGCAGGGCTTTCACCACTTGCTGTGGTTTATAGATTAATTCCACCTCGTTTTGATAATTCGGCAACTGTTTCCATGGCCTCCCTTTCCTTCTTAATGCTTTCTTCAAACTTTTGCGGAATAGCAGGTCTAACAAATCATCATGCTGTCGTTCTAAGTACGATGGATGATAATGAACACTAATCCAGCAGTTGAGTTCCTGATGAGGTATAGTCCAATCCAGCCATTTACCCATTACGAATTTGCCGCTATCGTTCCGTAAATGACCTAAAACGGATTCGGCAGCTGTTGCACCGAATAGGAGTATCGAATGTGGTCTGAGCTTCTTTATTTCGGCAAACAGTGCCGGGCGACAGTAATTAATTTCCTCACTTGTAGGTGTAGGATTGCCTTTTACATAACAACGCCGGGCATTAGTTTTCCAGCAGTCTTTGTTAAAGTTTATTTTACAACGTTTGAGTTCATATTTCAAACGTGTACCTGCTTTTCCTACAAACTGTTCATTATCCCTATCCTCCTGCTTACCCGGTGCTTCACCAATAACTAATATTTTCTTTTCACCCGATCCTTTATAACTCATCTTAGGACTTCGGCAGTGTTGAGCTAATCCACAAGCACCACAGTGAGCCGAGTAATTTAACCGACTCCTGGGGCTACTTAACTCTATCGGTGTAAAGAATCCGTGTTCCATTAAAGAAAATTCCACCAATTGTTAATGGCCGCCCGATGTATTATCTTCAATATCGTAGTATCTGATTTAGAAAATTCGCATGCTATACCTATGCCTACCGAAGCTATACTAAAGTGGGTATCATCGACCGCACAAATAAGACCTTGCTTACGATACCTACGCATCGGGTCGTTTACCCTAACCCAATCACCTTTTCTTAATGTTACTTTGTCCGCTCTCATTTTATTTTATCCTAATAAACCTTTGAATCCTTGCTTTTGCACTTTAACCGAAATTCCTGTTTTTCTTTGTTTTATTCTTCTGAAAATATGGTCTTTGACATACTCAGGATTTATTTCGATACCTGTGTAATATCGTTTTAATTCTGTAGCTACAATGGCAACAGTACCACTACCCATAAACGGGTCGAGCACTATTGCAGGCACGGTTTTTTTCTTTCCACAATTACAGGTAGCTTTCCAGCCGAGAGTCTTAGTCACCCCTACTTGTTCCTCACCATAATCTTCGACTTCTCGTTCACTCGCCACACGATCCGTATTTTTGATCCGATCTTTAACTACGTCCCTAACTCTGATGTTCATCGTACTCGGTTTTTTGTGTACCATCCTTGCCCACTGCGCTCCACACTTTGGGCATACACCCTTTTCACTTGTAGCCACTTTGATACAAGGTTCTACTAATTCTTCGGGGAAGGTTGCATAATGAGCTTCGCTATAACCTCGTGGATTGATTGTCCATACATCCCTTAGATTCCGACCTGTACTCGGCCATCTTTCGGTTACTTTGCTGTGTATCCATTGTGGTGATGTGTCCGCACTATGAACATTCCTATCCGAATATTTCTCCGTCGGTTTTAATGTCGTGTCCTTTCTACCATCGTATTTGTACGCCTCTTTCACCGCCTCGGCGTCGCAGAAGTAATTATTTGTTTTAACAAACTGAAACAAGTATTCGTGCGCTCTCACACATCGCCAACTTCCTCGTCTTAAAACATAACCATCGTTTGGATTACATTTAGGACAGCCGGGGCAAGTTTTCCATTCCGGCATATCGCCGGTTCCTCCTGAAAGGCCAGTATTGTCAGGATGATTTGTGTCTTGGATTCTCCTACCTTTCCTTTTTTTACCGGTTTTAATTCTATGTCTCTCCCACCTCGTGCCATTTACAGATTCCGGCATAGGTGAACCAGCATATGTACTACAAAAACTTATTCCTTTGGCCCAAATAATATCGTTCCGAAGTATCCAACCATCAGCCTGTAAAGCTATGGCTACACGAGCGGGAAGCATAAGCATATTGCCTTGTTCTAAACCACAGTTATCACCTGCCCTTTCGAGTGGTACATGAGCGTCCGTTTTGAATCCTCCTTGTTTAAGACTATTTGTCTTTCTCTTTCCGTCGCTCATTTTCTCACCATAGTTGAGAAACATTACTCCGTCGTCGCGTAGAACACGTCGAACTTCTCTGAAACCTTTGACGAGTTTCTTAATATGTATTTCGGGTGTCTTCTCACGACCGAGTTGTCCTTTGGCTTTATAATCGCGTTGTCTCCAATACGGTGGAGACGTGATTACTAAATGGTAGGTGTTGTCGGGGATTCCTTCCAACTTTTCCACCCAATCCCCACAAATTATCTGGTTTACATATCTCATCCCAATAAACCTTTTTTCTTCTTTTGATTTTGATAGTATCGTTTACGAACTACTTCACCGTGTTCTATTGCCCTGCGTTTGTTCCGATAGTATGCGATATGTTTTCTTAACATCTTATCACATTCGTCACAAGCACAAAAAGCAAATAAATGTGGCTTTGTCTTTCCGCATAACTCACATTCATATTCGTACTGGACTTTTTTCGTATCTTTCGCCATAACAATTCTCGGTATTTTTACTACCACACGACCAACATGGGGCAAGCCTTTCTTTGCTAAAAAATACACAACCACAAATATGGCAATACTGGGGGTAAAACAATATACCCTTAGTCTTCTTCTTTTTCATCCGGCACCCATAAGCTCCGGCACCCATAAGCTGGTGATATACTGGAACTTGCCTTTTTTGATTTTTATAAAGTTCTTGGCAATTGTGCACTTATCATGCTCCCCACCCAATTCCCGCAGTAAGTTGGGGTTAATATTGAAGGCCATGGGCTCGCCTTTATACTTAATAGCCTTTCGTATCGTTTGCTTTCCACGTGTGCCACTCCCGGTGATTTTGATACACTTCGAATCTATTCTAACAATGAGCCATTGATTAACCTCAGTGTCATTCAGGTAGTAATCCAATCGTCGTACTAAATCCCTCATTTCCTTTGGTAAGACAGCAGGGCTTCCCTTCGTTGCGAATATTTTGGCGAGTTTATCGACAGGGAAATCATCCACAAACTTATGGCAACTTACGATCAGACCGTGCCTATCCTTAAAGTGCACCCAATTTTTTGTTATACTTATGGCAAACGGCCCCATGTCCATGACGTTCTCATCGTATACACATTTTAGGCTGGCCATTCGTAATAAAACATCTTGCTTAAATGGGAGCTTCAAAGGGAAGCGTCCGGCTTGCACCCCGTCGCAGGCCAGTAACCCCTCGGATGAGAAATGAATACAACACAGATGTGGTGATGCGTTGTTTTTTGATACGCAACCACCAACTAATTCAACAGCTTCCTGTAATTCGTCTCGTAATTCGTTAGATAGTTTTTTCCACTCCTTTGGCATTTCTACATTCTTGGTGGGTAGGCGAATTTCTTTTTCCACCCTAAGAAGTCCTTTCGCATCCTTCCCTCGAAAAGCAAGCCCTCCCTTTTTTATGTTGAATTGTATATCATCATAAGGCCATGTAGACAGTGTATTTAACATCGTCTTGGCATGAATAGCCCCCGTGATCGGCAGACAACATTTGGTACGACAGGCCACTTCGTCATTGTATGTCATTACCATACCCTTTTGAAAGACGAAGCAATCAGACTGTTCGACCGTTGCTTTACCTCCGACAGCGAGGCCACCCGTGACTTTTTGTAGTTCCTTCAATAACCTATCCTGTTTTAGTTTCACAATCTTGACCGTCCTTTCCGTCTAATATAGCCCTTATCATTACGATTTTTAGTAGCCACAACGTCCCACAAGCGATGTTATACGAATAAGCGACCCTTTACCCTTAAAATAACCTAACAAGCCTTGTGGTTTAATCTGGTAATAAATAGTCTTTTCGAGATTTGAGCTTGTTGTATACAGCGTAGTCTTGATTGAATTCGGAAAACGTAACACTTGCAAAAGCCCAGATATTTGTTGACCAAGAATATATTCTTGTAAAGTCTTCGTTTTCCTGAACTCTTTTGTCCCTATCCCGCATAACAAATGCGGCTTGTTTCCAGTCCCTGATTATATTTACCCTGCGAAGAACGGTTTCCACAGTATCTTTTACACCCACGTAAATGTACCAACGGGTGTTCCAATCCTTCATACCATGCTTCTTCAACATCTTCAAGGCTTTTAACGTCGAAGATTCACAAGCGATGTCATCAAAGGCGAACCTGATTTTGCCCCCGGAACGTCCCCCATAACGCAAAGAAAAAAGTTGTTGACATATCTTATCTGTTAATAACCTATGATCAAGTCCTTGATTAAAGTCAACCTTCAGACCTTCCTTCTTTAGTTGTTTGCAAATTTTGAAAAATGTCTTAGGCAAAGCCAGAATGTTGTTATCGAGAAATATTATATCCTTAGCCTCACCATCCCAAATATCGTACACATCTCCAACCTCCTTTATTTTACCTTCCTTCTTTGGTACAACACAAAAATAACAATTTCTAATACATCCCCGCGTAGCAAACCCTAAATTTATTTTGGGTTTCATAGCATCGATTTCTGATGGTAGTTTCTTGGATAACGAATATCCTGAGCCACCGATGTCAGCAATACCTTCCCATTTCTTACAATGCTTTTTATTCCATGAGAAAACACAGGATACGTAGACCTTATCGTATGACCTTTCAAGCAAAGAGTACGGCAAATCTTTACCAATCTGCCGTACTCTATGTCCCTTTCTCTTGTGATACATAACGATTTTACGCAGCGCAAGATTCGGAATCGTACTATCAATATTAACCACAAGAATGTCCATCATACCTGTACCGAAGCCGTGTTATTCTTCTACTGAGTAAGCGCCTTTCTTACTCTTCGTGATTTCGACACCGTACTTGCCCTGCAGATGTCCACTGACACGTCGAAGTGTCGTTCTGGTGAGTGTTTCCTCATCCTTATCAGGAAACGCCCGGAGAAGAGCTTTGACTAAGGATTCGATTTTCATTGGTTTGGTTTTAAGCAATGCCAATGTAGCGGAGTCGAGACTTTCCTTTTTCTCCACTGCTTCCTTCTTGCCCTTCTTGCCCTTCTTCTCCTTCTTGCCCTTCTTGGTCTTCTTGCCCTTCTTGGTCTTTACTTCCTCTTCGTCGTCATCATCGTCATCATCGTCACCATCACCGTCGTCGTCGGTAGCTTCTTCTCCACCATCTTCATCGCCGTCTTCATCGGCGTCGTCAGCTTCTTCATCCTCGACGACTGCTTCCTCGAATTCCATCAGGTTATCCATCAGTTCATCGAGTTCCTCTGTTTCCAACGGCTCATCCGGTGCCGCATCAATCGCGTTGATCTTTTCAGTCAGCTTTTTGCAATTCCACTTTTTGGCTGTAGCAAAGCCCATGGAAACAAACAAGGCGATTGCCTGACTTTTCGGAACTTTTAGTAATGCCTTTCTCATCTTTCTGTCCTTTCCAAAAAATATTGTGAATATAAATTTACCTTACACCTTTATCTTACACTTTTATTATAATACTTACATTCTAATCCGTCTATCTTTTTTTCGATTTTTTGAAAAATTTTCTTAATTTTTTAGCATGAGCCTTAATTTCGGGTACGTTATCCCGCCAACGGGTAGCCCAAGCTATAATACAAATTCGTTTCACCGAGCGTTTATGTACTAAATCCTCGACGAAATCCACCCACGTTCGTTTTTCAATCGCCATCTTAATATACCTCTTCGAAATTAACACTTTCACTGTAATATCCATTACTACTACCATACCAACGAATAGTTACCGTACCTTTAATCGTTGCTATCGTGTAAAATGTCCACGTAAATGACTCATCATTATAATCAGGCATTGGTTTGTTTAATAAACGGTCAATCGCTTTTTGTTTGTAGCATTCTATTAATGGCCGTTCGTCATCTTTACTACTCGTCCTCTCAAATGCCTGAACGATAGGCACACCAATCAAATCCCTTATATCACCACAAATATCTTCTATTACAACACACTCACAACAGTCCTGTTCGTGCCGCATTCTGTACATGTTACCATCTATCGTCTCGAAAACGATTTCCTCATTATCAACCGTTCTGATATCTTTGATGATTTTACCTTCTAACTCTTTTATGGACATAGACGGGTATACAGACATATTAGAATACACTCCTAACAGCCATATTGGCTAATTCAAAACACGTTGCCACATAGCAACACTTTAGTTCACTATACCAACTCTCGCGCAATACCACCCAATTAAGTCTCATGTAACCACGTTCCTTTTCCTTCGGTGTCTGATTTAATCCTATCATTCCGGTTACATGGGCGTTCTTTCTTTTGTCGTCACTAAAGTGCTTTCGGCTGACTGTCTTGGCATCATACGCCGCCGTATCACTTTGGGTGGCCGTTATCACTAAACAATGCCTTTCCTGACTTATCCGCCGAAGTTGTTTCCACGTCTTGTCTATCCTGTCCCTGCCCTCGACTCCGTGATAATTCATATCCAAAAGATCAGCGTAGTCTATGATTACCACATCCGGTATCCAATCGTCTCTTTCCCATTCATCCAAGATTCCTCTCACTCCGTCTACAGCTAAGGTATCATTAAAATGGCATGACAACCGCAGCTTATCTTTAAGCCTTCGTCCCTCAGTCAAATCTCTACACGCTTTATATGCCTTTCGCCAAGCAAGTTTCTTGGTATATTGTTTCCGCTTATATTTAATCAAGGGTGGAGCTTTGAATCTCAATTTTATGGAAGTAGGATACTTTACCTTACATGGATATAACGGATGGCGACTTACCCGCATCATAAACCGCCGCATAATTTGGTGTTGACTTAAATCCCAACATTCAAAGAAAGCTACACGTCTCTTTTGTAACACCGCTCTAAAGGCCATGTCCAAAAGCCA